GCTGCAATTCCCACGCTTTCACCTCCTTTATTGCATGAAAAAAGCACCTTTTCACGGGTGCTTTTTGTCTTTTCTCACTTATTCACGCTACAATATTACCCCATTTTTGCGGGCAATGGGGGGAAATAAAGCCCCAAAACGGGCAATCACGGGCAATGTTTTATAAATCTCGTGGTACAAATCGTTTTGCACGGTTCCTGCCGCCATATTTTGCCGCATTTTCAAGCGCAGTGACTTTCCCTTGCCAATATTCAATAGACTTTCTAATTTCGGTCAGATTGGCTTTTGTCATAGTCCTGCTACCTATCGTGTATGACTGGGCGTTTGTCACTGCCAGTTCTGCTTCCAGCCATGCGTCAAGGTGTCTTTTTGCTGTTTCCAGTGTAATTCCTGCCATTTATAAAATTCCTCCACTTCTTCTTCTGCCACGTTTTACAATTTTCTTTGCTTGTGTGGCGTCTTTCTTTTTGTCTGGTTTTTTCAATGGTACGTTGATAATTTCAATGGCTGCCGTTGCGTAGTTTCGGCAGTCCAGCGCTTCATTTCGTTTGTGTTCGCCTTTGTCTTTCAGTTCCCACGCAAAATATGGTCTGCCCATCTTGTAACGCATTACCTTTTTTTCTGACGTTAAGCCCTTGAAATACTTTTCGTCATATCCCTTGCCCTCTTCTTTTGGAAAATGGCAAAAGCCGGGTCCCTCTTCCTCCAGCTTTAGTCTGTCCATAAGCAGGCTTTTTCCGGTATCAACTCCCAGTGTGAAAAGATATGCGCCCTCACGGTTGCTTTTTGACGGCTTCTGGATATACGCTGCGGCGCTATCGTTTGAACCTTTGATTGCAAATACTCTGCGATTGAACCGGGCTTTGCAGAATTTATATACTTGATTGGTTCTGTGTCCTCCACTATCAATGCAGACGCATGACAGCTTCATTTTCGTTCCGTCCGGTTTTTCAAAGGTCTGCAATAAGAATGTGTCAAGGTCTTGCCAGACTTGATTGTTGATGTCTGAATTGTCGCCGTATATTGCCGCATACCTAATGCCCCAGCTTTCATATTCTGGACCCCAGCCCACAACTTCAATTTCAAATCTGTCGTCCTGCGTATCTACGCCAGCTGTCAAGTACAGCACTTCTTCTGGCACTTCACACTTGTATTTCTCCCGGCGTTTCATCAGTTCGTCGTCTTCTATGGTTTCCCCGTCTTCTTCCCACGTTTGCCCCATTTCGGTATTAGTCCATACTTTCATCAGTTCCACGTTGCCTTTTTTCATCTGGTCATTTGCCGTCAGAAACTTTTCAACAACTTCTTGCCATGTGGTCAATGTGGAAGCAAGCGTGTTCAAGTGGAACCCACGCACGGGGTTGTCTGGGTCTTCATGTACAAAGGTTCCGTCAATAAAGTGTTCTTTCCATTCTGCTTCACTGGATATGACGCCGCATTTGCTGCAAGCGTATCTGATTTCTGATAGGTCGTTTTTGTCGAACACAACATTTGACCAGACCAGCGGTTGCAGTTCTCCGCAGCACGGGCACGGTGCGTTCCATTCTCCCCGGCTGCTGTTTTCGTACTCCACTTCTATTCTGGAAGCCCCTTTGACTGTCGGTGTTGAAATGTCCACCTGCTTTTTATTCCAGAATGTTGTCTGACGCTTTGAAGCCAGCAAAAGTGGGTCGCCCTCTTTTCCTGCACTGGCTGGGTATGCGTCTATCTCGTCTGCAAGCAATATTCTGATTGTGTGGCTTCGCAGTCCCGTTGGGCTGTTTGCGCCTGCAATCGTTATGAAGCCGCCCGGAAATATCTTTTGCATGATTGTGTTACCGCTGTTGCGGCTCTTCTCATTGATACGGTCAGCCAGTACGGGTGTATCACGCAACATAGGTGACAGCTTTTCTTTTGAAAACTTCTCTGCCATGTCTATTGTCGGCTGTATAACCATAATCGGTGACGGGTCATAATGCACATAATATCCAATAGGGTTCAACACCATTGCGTCTGTCTTTCCCACCTGCGCTGCTGACATAATCACGACTTTTTTTATTGTAATATCTGTTATGGCGTCCATAATCTCTTTTTGATACGGCGCCTTTGCCGTCTTCCAGCGTCCCGGCTCTGCGGAAGACCCGGCAGACAGTCTGCGGAACTTATCTGCCCACTGTGATAGTGTCATTTCCGGCGGTGGTTGTAGCACTCTGAAAATCCGTGTAAACATATCAACTGTGTTTTTCTTCATTGTCTACACCATACCCAAACACTGTCTGAAAGTCTGAAAGTTCTTCCAGCACTTCATCAATGGCGCTTTTCAGCAGCTTAAATATTTCTGTCTGGTCCTTTTTCTTTGATAAAATGGGGCTTAACTTTGCAGGTATAGCCATAAGCCTTGTTTTGAACCTTACAAGCGTGTCTGTCATTACCTGTTCCACGTCCTCTGTGGTGTGTACCTCATTTCTGCGCAGCTGCAATTCCAGTTCTTGTGCTTCTCTTTTTGCTCTGACCAGCTTTGCACGTTCTGCGTTGTAATCTATTGCGCTTTCAGTTTCCGGGTTGTTTTTGCGCAAATAATTTATGTACTGGTGGTTTACGGTCTTCAAGTCGTACAGCCCCGGTCTGATTTCCGTTATAACCTTTTCGTCACGCAGCTGGCGCACTCTGCGTTCTGAAATATCCAGCCACTTAGCAACCGCCTTTGAAGTGTACGCTTTCAAAAACCGCACCCCCTTTCTTTTGTGTCCGAATTGGTCACATTTTTTCTTTTTTAGCCCCTACCCCTTTATTTTTTACCGGGTCGGAAGCGGAAATGGAATTTTCAAAATTATATCTGGGCAGGTTTTGGGCGTCGCCGTACCCGCAGTGCTTCCAGACCGCCGGAAGAACCTATCAAACGTCGTCCACAACGCCTGTGATTTCGTCGTTTTCTGTGCTTCCGTCCGGGTCAATCTCAAATTCTCCCGTTAGCTTCTGTTTGTTCAATTCAAGTTGCTTTTCTGCAAGCTGCAAGCGTCTGTCCTCTAACTCATACGCTTTGATACTGTCCAGCTGCTTGATGATACGCCCATGTAGCTTGTTCAGTTCAGCTTCCACTTTCATTGCTCTATCAAACGGGCTTGACTTGATAATAGATTTCATTGCTGTTTTGTATATCTCTTTGCCGCCCTCTGGGTCTGTCGCTTGCCCCTGCTCCATGCCGCAGTCCTCTTCTTCCCTGCGTTCTTCCATACTCTTTGGCACAATCATGTGTACGATTTTATCAGTATAAAAGCCGCCTGCTTCTTTGCTCTCGTACTCTTTCAGTAGGCTTTCCAGATAGGCTTTGCGGACGTATAATGCCTGCAATTCCTCCATCATTTGAGATAGTGCGGACGGTGTGCCCATGTTCTGTATTGCTGCCGCCTGCTCCGGGTCTATGTCTTCATACCCTGCCTGTGCAAACGCTCCATGTGTGACAGCGTTTTTGTTACCTTTTTTTGCCGGGGTTTTTCCGGCAGCGTTTTTGTTGCCTTTTTGACCCCCTCTTTTTTTCGGCTTGTTTTTCAGCGCTTCGTCCCAGCTGTCTTCTGACTTCCATTTTCTTATCCGCGCTTCTGGCACCCCTGCCAGTTTTGCCAGTTCCGCTGTTTCAATCTTGCCGTCTGCGTCCAGATAGCGTTGCATTGACTTGTCCCGTTCCGGGTTTCGTGGTCTTCCCATCTTCTCACCTCTTTTCGTTCGTTTTCATTCTTTCCAACTCTTCCAGTTTACGGAAGTATAAAAAATTATGGGCTTTGTAAATTCAAAAATCACCAAAGCCCACTATTGCCAACGTGCAAATATAACGGCTTAAAGCCTGCTTCACTGGCTTAAATTATACCAGTAAAACGCAGGCAATGGCGGGCAATGATTGCTTATGCAATCCTCTGAAATTGTGAAATAATCTGGTTCTTTTCAAACCTCTGTGAAAGTGTTTCAAGTGCTGTATCTCTGATATTCTTACACTGTCTTTCACTGTATGAATTGCGTACCGCTACTTGTTCCCATTTGAGGTTGTGCATGTAAAAATCAAAAATAATGCGCTTTTCTTTCAGTTTCAGCCTTGAAACTTCCTGCAAAATCTGTGCCTTTAAGGCTTGCAACTGCTGCACCTTTGCTTCATACTCTCTGATTTCGCCGCTGACATAATCTGGAATATTAAGCGCCATATTTTCTGTTTGTCGTGATATATTATTTTTTCCTTTTGGTAGACCGTCGCACTGTATAGCGCCAATGGGGTTGTAGTATTGGTCCGTTAAGTCACTTATAATCTTTCTGTATATATTCACCTCCCCGTCTATGTCTTTATAGTATTCCAGCAATTCAATAACCCTGTCTTTTTCCATTGCCTGCGCCATTTGCTTTTCCTCCATTCTTTGTTTTGCCAGTTTTGCCCGGCTGCTATCCGTCTTGCACGTCAACTGCGTGTTCTCCTGCCGCCTGCTGCCGCTCTTTCTCTTCGTACCCCATGCACTTTATGTATCTTTCCGGCTTTCCGCAGCTTTCATAATATTTGCAGTCTACGCAAACATTTTCTTTCATTTGCGCTTCCTCCGTGATATGTACCCTGCGCACTCCGGTTGCCCCCTTAATAACTGCATGGAACACGCCCCGCCGCACTCATAAGCCTTTGTGATATGCTTTGCGCACTTTGTATTTGCACACTGGTTCCGGCAAAATACGGGCGTATTGTCTGTATTAAGCATTATTATTGGTCTTTCCATCTGCTATACCTCCATTTTTCTTATGAACTGGAAGCACTCTGCTGCGTCGTGCATGGTTCTTATTACTCCATCTTCGTCTATGTATACTGCGTCAATAAATTTTGGTTTTGGTGCGTTTCTGTCTTCTATTGGTTCATTTCCAAAATCAATCATAATTTGCAGAACATTGTATATTCTTTCGTGAATAATCATTTTATAATCTGTCATGTTTATTGGCATTTTCTGCACCTCCTATGCTGTTTCATGTAAAATTATCTTTCTGAACATACTTTCAAATATGGGAACCGCAATACTGTTCCCAGCCTGCTTGTATAACGCCATTCTGTATCTTCCAGAACGCTTCTGGACTGCTTTTGCCCTTTCGTAGTCTTCGTCTGTATATCCTTGCAGACGCCAGCACTCCCGTTCTGTTAAATATCTATAACGCCCGTTCCCGCAGTCAATCACCTGCGCTGGTGTTCTGTCCTGTCTGGTCGTGATTGTGTATGCAAAATCTTTTATCACCGTTGCTCTTCTTATGCCTTTTTCTCCAATCACACTGTACACACTCGGTTGCGTCACGTCGTACACTGGCGGCACTTCGTCATTGTCCAGAAGAAATTCTGATATATCTTTCATTGGCGTTCTGATTAAGTCTGAAAAGTCGAACTTTTCACCATTCAGCACCGATACCGTGAAAACTCTTTCCCGTGCCTGTGGCAATCCAAAGTCCCTTGCGTCTAATATTTGATAATTGCTTGTATATCCCAGCTTTTCCATTTCTGCTATGTATTGTTCAAAGTTCTTCTTGTTGTAGCCGTTTAATACATTTTTCACGTTTTCCCAGATAACATATTTCGGCTTCCATTCGCCCATATTTTGAATAATGTGTATTGTTTCCCACATCAAACTTGACCGGGTGCCGCTTCCTTTGTCTGCCCCTTTTCCTCTGTTTATCCTCCCTGCTTCCGCAGTTGCTTTTCCTTGATGTCCCGCAATGCTCATATCTTGACACGGGCTGCCATGTATCAGAATATCTGGTTTGAGGTTCCAGCCCACCACTGATTGTGTTTTATACTCTAATTCTTCCGCAAACATTGCATTGTATGACCTTACGGCGTTTTCGTCTATTTCCACATAGTCAATAGCTTTTGTTGGAATGTTCAAATTTCGCAAAGCACATCTGGGGGAACCAATTCCCCCAAATAGTTCTAAAATCTGTACCACGTCTACACCTCCTGCAACGCTATTACACAATAGCCCTCTTCAAGTGCGCTGCTGGTCGTGTCGTCGTCCATGCAGATAATTTTCATGTCAGCCGTGTTTCCGGTTGCTCTTCCCTCTGCAAACTCAATCAGCTTCACTGTGTCGCCCTCTCTGTAATCGTCATTTTTCAAAATCATATATGGTCTTGTATGGTCGATTGCAACGGCTTTCATTTTGTCCGGTGATACTCTGATTGTTTTTTCTTTTCTATCATCAGACGGCAAATGCTGCATTTTCTCTTCCTGCTGCATTTCACGCAATTTCTTTTGTGTTTCCCGGTCAATAGCTGCCTGCTCTTCGTTGTACCGCTCTTCGTCCGTTTTCTGGGCTTCTCTGCGGTTTTCATAGGCATTGCAGTTTGTCACGGTTGCTGTCTTGTCGTGGCAGTCCTCATAATGCGTGCAGCTGTAACAAAGTGATGTTATCTGTTCCGGTTGCGGGTCAATGTATTCTGACTGCTGCCCGGCTGTGTCTTCTGTGCCCTCTGTGGCTTCTCCTGCTCCCTCTGTGGCTGTTTCTTCCTGCTGCTGGTCTGTTTCATTGCCTTCGGTGCTTTCTCCTGCTCCTGCGGCTTCCTGCTTCTCTTCCATCTGGCTAATGTCCATCTGCCCCGGTATCTGCTGTGACGCTTCCCAGTTCTTCTTTAACTGCTTAATGTCTGATAACGTCAGCACTTCATTTTCCCGGAATACCTCTGCCGCCTGCTTCTGGTAATCTTCCGGCAGCCCGGACACTTCATAAATGACGGATACAACAATTCTGTTTGCCTTAAATTCTGCCATCAGCTCTGGAATAATATTGTTATAGATTGCTTTATATCTTCCAACCTGTGCCGGGGACGTTTCTATAATTTCTGCCAGCAAATCACGGGTTCTGCCCGGAATGTTCATGCTTTCTTTTAATTCCAGCACCAGTTTTTCTGTTTCCAGTGCTTCTGTCATACGCTCCCAGTCTGTCTTTTCACGGAAACGGTTTGCCATAATCAGTGCCAGTCTGTCCAGTATGGCGTTTTTCTTCGGCTTGATTAAGATTGGAACCCGTCTGAAACGCTCTTTTCCCTCGTCCACAAGCTGTATGACCGCCAGCCGTCTTCTGTGTCCTGCAATGATACGGCGCTTGCCGTCTTCCTCTTCATCAGTTACCAGAAGCGGTTGCAGCACTCCCAGAAGTTCAATAGACTGTTTTAAGTCCTGCACGTCCTCTACGCTGTAAAAGTTACCCTTTGACGGTATAAGGTCGTAAATGTCAGCGGTGCTGCTCACGCCCTCTTCGGACGTGACAACCTCTGCACCTGCTGCCGCCTGCTGCTGTTCTGTTTTCTGCTGCTCCCCAGCTTCCTTTGACCGCTGGTTTAATAACTCTGTCAAGTTGAATTTCTTTGCTGCTCCTGCCATTGTCTTTTCCCTCCTAACGTGTCCGAATTGGTCACATTCTCAACCATTCTTCCACTAACGCTTTATAGTCGGCACTTGCGCCGCAGCGTGGGGAATATAAAATGATTGGTAATCTTTCAAATGTGCTGGGCTTCATTTTTGGTGTCTTTCTGATATGTGTTTCAAACACCGGATATTCAAGCGTCTTTAAGAACTCTTCGCCCTGTGTGTCTGCTTCATTGGTTCTGTCATACTGTGTAACAAAGCAGCCGCAGAAGCGCAACTGTGGGTTCAAGTCCTCACGGGTGTTGTCAATCTGTTCTTTCAGTTCTGCCAGACCGTCTATTGCAAAATCATCAATGGTTATAGGTACCATGACGTCTTGTGAAGCTACCAGCGCATTTATTGTTGAAATGTTAATGTCTGGGGCGTTGTCAATAATGCAGTAGTCATATTCCTGCTGTAAGCCGTCCAGAAACTTTTTGAAGCGTGTCTGTTGCGGTCTTGACTGGTCCAGCATGACTTCAAGGTTTGCTGTAAGCAAATTCATGTTCGCTGTGATAATGTCTAAGCCCTCAAAGTCCGTGTGCTGGATAACCTCTGCCGGGTCAATGCCCCGCTGTGTCATTACCTCTGCCGTGCCCTTATGGTCATAGCTGTGGCGGTTCATAATCTTGCTTGCGTTGCCCTGCTTGTCATTGTCAATCAATAAGACTTTGCAGCCTTTGACTGCTGCCAGAATGTGTGCCATATTTACGCTGGAAATGGTCTTTGCCACTCCCCCTTTGAGATTGATAATTGATAATGTTTTCATGTGGTATTCCTCCTTGTATCTGGTATGAATTTATAGTTGCTTCCCAGTAATGCACGGGGCGGGACTTGAACCCGTACCCGGCAGCTTCGGTGGCTGCTGCGCTATCCATTGCGCCACCCGTGCTTCTAATTCTCTTTGTAGAAAAATCTTAGATACCAAAGTGTCATATTGCCGTCTTCTTTGTATTCCAACTGCATTGTTGCGCCCGTGTTCTTACAAAATGTCTTTACCGGGTTTGCCGTCTTTAGTTCTTCCAGTCTTTTCATTCCTCTTTTATGCTGTTCTTCAAGCGTTCCGTCCTTTTCAAAATCTTCCTTGCAGCTTTTTAACCATGAATGTTTTTGGTCTTCTTCTCTTCGGTACTCTTTGTCAACCAATGTGCCGTTGTCGTATGCTTCTACAATGTCAATCCAAGTTTGACGTGTACTACACTTTTCATCAGCCGCCCAGCTGCGCAGTGTGTTGATTTTCTTTCCCCAGTATTGCGCTGACTTTTTAGCTTCTTTCATTGTGTCTGCTGTATCTGTCAACTGCGCTTCTGCTCTTTTTATTCTTGCTTCATGGTCCATGGAAGAAAAGAAACAAATCGTTGCTGTTCCTAACCTCTGTTGTTTAGCGTTCATAACGCAAGTGTAATTCAGATTTTGTTTTTTAAGCTGTCTGCTCATTTTTTGGTATTCTTTTTTGATTTCCTGCAATGTCATTTTGTGTACCTCCGTTTGCTTTACTTCTTTAACTGTCTTTATTATATAC